AAAAATCATCCTGATATTGTTACAGGTTGGAATGTAAAATTCTTTGACATACCTTATCTTATGAATCGAATGAGATTTATATTTGATAATGACACGATTAATAAAATGTCGCCTTGGAATTATGTGAATGCTGAACGTGTACAGTTAGGAACTAAAAATCAACAGTATTGGAACATCTTAGGTGTTTCTGTATTAGATTATTTTGATTTGTATAAAAAGTTTACCTATGTTAGACAAGAAAGTTATAAATTAAATTATATTGCTAAAGTTGAATTGGGCGAATCTAAATTAGATAATCCATATGAAACATTTAAAGACTTTTATACAAAAGATTATCAAAGATTTGTTGAATATAATATCCAAGATGTAGAATTAGTTGATAGACTTGAAGACAAAATGAAGTTGATTGAACTTTGTTTAACAATGGCCTACGACTATAAAGTAAATTACACAGATGTTTATTCCCAAGTAAGATGTTGGGATACTTTAATCTACAATCACTTAAAATCTAAAAACATAGTTATACCACCAAGAGAAGAACACGAAAAGGATACACAATATGAAGGTGCGTATGTAAAAGATCCGCAATTAGGATTACACAAATGGATTGTTTCTTTTGACCTTAACTCACTTTATCCACATTTAATTATGCAATACAATATAAGTCCTGAAACATTTATAGGTGTTGAGCCTAAAGCAATAGGTGTTGAAAACTTTTTAGATGAAAGATTAAATCTTAAATGGGCAAAAGAACGTAACATAACAATTGCTCCTAATGGTGCTATGTTTAAAAGAGACAAACAAGGTTTTCTTGCTGAGTTGATGGAAAAGATGTACAATGAACGAGTAATTTATAAACAAAAGGCAATTGATGCTAAAAAAGAATTTCAAAAGACAAAAGATCCAATTTACTCTAATGAAATATCTCGTTGTCATAATATACAAATGGCAAAAAAGATTTCTTTAAACTCTGCCTATGGTGCAATTGGTAATCAATACTTTAGATACTTTGATGTAAAACAGGCAGAAGCGATCACACTTGGTGGTCAGTTGTCTATTCGTTGGGTTGAAAGAGACGTAAACAAGTTTATGAATAAAATTTTAAATACAACAAATGTAAATTACATAGTTGCTTCTGATACAGATTCAATTTATCTTAGATTAGATCAACTAGTACAAAAAGTTTGTAAAGATAAAACAATAAATCAGATAGTTGATTTTATAGACAAGGCCGCAAAAGAAAAAATACAAAAAGTCATTGACGATAGTTTTCAAAATCTTGCTAATTATGTAAATGCTTATTCGCAAAAAATGATTATGAAACGAGAAGCAATCGCAAATAAAGGCATATGGGTTGCTAAAAAAAGATATATGATGAATGTATTTGATGAAGAAGGTATTAGATATGAAATACCTAAGTTAAAGATTATGGGTGTTGAAGCAGTTAAATCATCTACACCTGAAGTATGTAGAGGTAAAATTAAAGACGCAATAAGAGTAATAATGAATCAAAATGAAGAAGATTTAATTAAGTTTGTAAACGACTTTAAAAAAGTATTCAGTACATTATCGGCTGAAGAAGTTGCGTTTCCTAGGTCTTGTAATAACTTAAACAAATATGTTGACACAGGTAACATATATAAAAAAGGAACACCTATACACGTAAAAGGTGCTTTAATCTATAATCATTATTTACATAAACATAAATTAGAATACAAGTATCCAATTATCAATGATGGTGATAAGATAAAATTTTTAATGTTAAAACTACCAAACACAGTTAAAGATACTGTAATTTCATTTTCTACAAAAATACCTTATGAGTTTAATTTACACAAGTTTATAGATTATGATACACAATTTGAAAAGACATTTACTGATCCTTTAAAATTTATTTTAGATTCTATTGGGTGGAAACTTGAAAGAGAAGCAAGTTTAGAAAGTTTTTTTGTATGATATTAAATATGATTATATTGTACCTAGTTGTTATGTGGTCAGCAAGAATCGGAATGTTGATTGCTTTAAAAACTAAAATACCAATATATCAATTTGCTTTGTTATTACTTGCTATAAAATTTTTGTTTGATACTTATGGAATTTCCTAATAAAAAATATAAAGTCATATACGCTGATCCGCCTTGGTACTTTAAATCGTTTTCAAGTAAAGGCGAAGGACGAAATGCTACACGTCATTATAGTTGTATGAATTTGCAAGATATAAAAAATCTTCCTGTTACTGAAATTTCTGATGATGATTGTACTTTGTTAATGTGGGTTACAGATCCTTTTTTACAAAAATCATTTGAAGTTATTGAGTCGTGGGGCTTTGAATATAAAACTGTGGCATTTACTTGGGTAAAGACAAATAGAAAGTCTGATGGATACTTTACAGGTTTAGGATATTGGACTAGAGCTAATCCTGAAATGTGTTTATTGGCAACAAAAGGTAAACCAAAAAGAATCAGTAGTAGTGTAAATCAATTATTAGTTTCAAAAAGGAGAGAGCATAGTAGAAAACCAGATGAAATGTACAGTAAAATAGAGAACTTATTATCTGGACCCTATATAGAATTGTTTGCTAGAACTCAAAGACAAGGTTGGGATAGTTGGGGAAATCAAGTTGACAAATTTGAATAAAAATGTTATAATAGATATTATGGATTACTTATACAAATACGCAAATCAAAATAAATTACCAATAATGAATCAAACTGTGTTTGAACATTATACAAAGACTATTGGTAAAGAACAATTTAGATTAGACTTATCAGAATATATTGCCAAAGAACGACCTGTATTTCCTTTAAAACAAATTACATTAGAAGAAGTTAGAAACGATTTTTTTGAATTATCTAAATTAGACACAAGTAAATATCTAAAAGTAGATATAGATGTAATGGAAAAGTATGATGACTACAAATACAATTACAAACAATATGGCCTAGGTGTTATAGACGCACCATCTACATTTAATAATATTTCAAATTACTTTCAACAAGCATTAAGATTAAATTGTTCAAGTTATAGTTTTAAAGCACCTATTGATGTATGGACAAATGGTACACCTAAAGACATATGGAAATGTTTAGGCCCTATCTGGCGAGGTATCAATGGTATGAAAAAAGTAACTATTGATAGTAAAGAACAATTAATAGGTGGTGAATTAACTGAAGCAAGTTATATGAGTGCATTTAGATTAGGCACTTACATTGCAACACAATTTAAACCAAATGTGGCTAAAACTATTTACGATATGACAAATGCAAATACTGTATTAGATACAAGTTGTGGTTGGGGAGATAGACTTGCTGGTTTCTATACAAGTAATGCTAGACAATATACAGGTTGCGATCCAAATCCAAACACTTATGCTAACTATATGGAACAAGTAGTAGAATATGAAGAATTTTTAGGCAATCCTGAACCTACAATATATGAAAGAGTTGACAATCAAGGAAGAAATTACTTTGAATGTATGGGTAAAAAGTACGTAAGAATTTATAGATGTGGTGCAGAAGATTTACCTTGGAATGAAATAAAAAATATTGATTGTGCCTTTACAAGTCCACCATATTTTTCTACTGAAGAATATAATAAAGGTGGTGAAAGTGAAGAAGATCAATCTTGGTTTAAATTTAATCAATATGAAAAATGGCGTGATGATTTTTATTTACCAGTATCTAAAAATAGTTTTAATTCATTATCTTCAAAAGGACATATGTTTATAAACATTATGGATCCTAAAGTTAAAAATACAAGATATAAAAGTTGTGATGAATTAGTAGATAGTTTAAAAGATAACTTCGTAGGTCAAATAGGTATGAGAATTATGCAAAGACCTAAATCAGATAAGTTATTTGAAAGTGAAGAAGCAAAACAAGAATTTATGAATAAAACATATATAGAAAATGTATGGTGTTTTTCAAAAGATAAAAAATTAGACTACTTTAAAGACGCAAGAACAAGTGTATTACCAATATGATAAACATATTTAATATTTTTAAGAAAAAAGAGTTACAACCTACTGTACAATTTTATACTAGGTCTGATGGTTTAGAAAAAATTGTTCCACCTGTACCAGCTTCTAAATACATACCGAAGTGGTGGATTGATATACCAAAAAACTTTCAGGAAAATTTATTATATAAGGATTTTAAAGGAACAATTAAAAACTGTCCTGCACTACCTGATTATTGGAAACAGGGATATGTATTACCTTTATGGACCGATTTATATGTAAAAATAGATAAAGATGGAGTTGAATGGAGAACACCAGATAAAAAATGGACATTCGAGTTTCATTCATATGAACAGTATATAAAATGGTTACCAGATAATATTAGAGATAAGTATAAGATTATTATAAAGCCAAATTGTCCTTGGCGTATAAAAACTCCGCCAGGATATTCAATATATCAATTACCAATGTTCTATCAACATAATCCAGTATTTGATGTATTGCCTGGAACAATATGGTCAGATATTCACCACGAAATAAATCAACAAATGGTATTTAAAGAGTATGGTGAATTTACAATTGAAAGAGGTACACCTCTAGCTGTTTATATTCCTTACAAAAGAACAAAATATAATTTTAAAATTACCAATTATACTGAAGAAGCACAAAAATGGGAAGCAAAAAATAGTGCAATGGTTAGAACTAAATTTAGAGGCGCCTATAGAGAAGAACAAAAAAGAATAAGTAAATGTCCATTTCATAATGATAATTAAACAACCCTATACTATACACGAAAATTTTTTATCAAAACAAAACTATTCTGAATTAAAAGAATTTTTATATGGTCAACAAATTTCTTGGTATCATAGAACATACGATAGTCCAAAAAATTTATTAGCTAATAAAAATGGATTTTTTAGTTTTTGTTGGTATAATGATATGAGACCAGATCATCCTTTATTTGATAAACATATTTTACCAATTTTAAATCAACTAAATGCTTTTATACCTGTACAAGTAAGAGCTAATTTAGTACATAGGGATGTAGATACTAAAGAATCCGATTGGCATAACGATTATTATAAAGATGAAGTTAAAACAGCTATACTATATTTTACAACTTGTAATGCTAAAACTTTATTAAACATAGATGAGAAAGAAATTGTACCAATAGATAGTATAGAAAATAGAATTGTAATTTTTCCTTCTAAAACTAAACATAAAGTTATATATCAAACAGATGTACATAAAAGAATTGTTATCAATTTTAATTTTATATAATATAAATAAAATATGATAACTAAAGAACAATATAGTAATTTAAAAGAATATTGGGATTACCAAAGACTGATAGAATATAATAAAGAGTTATTAAAGTCTTCTTTAGAAGAAATAAAACAAAGAGAATTTATTCCTAATAATATTTCAACCGATGATATGTTTGAAGATGTTTGGGTGAAAGTTAAAGAAAGTGATTATGAAAATCCTCCAAAATCTTGGATACCTAAAGATTTAAAATATAGATTTGAGTGGGAAGATGAACCTAAAGATACTAAAAAAGGTAGACCTGTTGTTTTAAGAGCAAAAAGTTATAATGAATGATTATATTGAAATAAAAAACTTTTTAAATATTGATACCTGCAAAACTATTATAGAAAAATTTGAAGAATTAAAATCTCAAACAATTAAATTTAATAATAGATTAGTTTTAAGATGTAATGATATTGATGATTTAGTTATAAATCAATTAAGAAATAAAATAAAAAATTATTTTGATAGTAAATTTAAAAATCACTTTTTAAGAAATTTAGAAATAGCTTTTTGGAATGTAGGTGAAAAACATTTAGAACACATAGATACGCCTTATTATGATTATACTATTATAATAAATTTAAGTGATGATTATGAAGGAGCTAGAACCCACGTAAAAACACAATCAATAGAACCTGAAATAGGTAAATTAATATATTTTAATGCAGATAAGCCTCATAGTGTTTCTGAGTTGACAAAAGGTAAAAGATATGTTATACTAGCTTGGTATAATAATAAAGAGAATCAAAATTAATGATAAGTGAAGTTTTAATATATGATGATATTATTCCTGTAAAATTACAAGAGGAATTTAAGTCAATTATGTTTAATAATTCTGCTTGGTTTTTTATAAAAGATGTTTCTATCGCCTCTAATCAATCTCAAAGTAGACCAGCATTTTCTCATTTATTTTATAATAATAAAGTGAATAGTGATTGGTGGATATATGTAGATACAATAATTTCTAATGCAGCTAAAAAAATAAATATTGATAATTATAAAATACATCAAAGTAGAAGTTTTTTACAACTTCCTTTAAACGAAGAATTTACAGGAAAAGATATAGACACACCACACACAGATTTAAAAAATCCACATTTAGTTTTTTTATATTATTTAACTTCTAGTGATGGTGACACAGTTATTTTTAATGAAAAAAATTATAAAGATTTAACACCAGATAATATTCCATCAATAAATGATTTAACGGTTTTAAAAAGGGTAACACCAAAACAAGGTAGAATTATCATTTTTGATGGTTTACATTGGCATACAGCTGAACAACCTAAAAGAGAAATTAGATGTGTTGTTAATACTAATATTTCAATAAATGAAAAAATTAATTAATGAGGATCACTATATATAAAAAACATAACCAATATATGAGTTATGATTTTAATTCAAAGGAACTTGACAAAATACTAAAAATATGTTATGATTTAAATATAAAAAGAAAACAAATAAGTATTGTTTTCAATGAACAAGAACAGGATGATTATGAACGACTTTCTAAAGGATATAATTAAAGAAACAGGTAATGAATACGCTTCA